CTCAGGAACATTCTTGACAACATTTATAACCTGAACAACGGTCGGTTTACCATGTTGGAGGGTCAGGCAAACCTTGATGACTTATTGACTTCAAGACCGGGTGGCGTAATCAGGGTTAAGACCCCAAACGCTGTAACACGGTTGGACACACCGCCATTACCTAACGGTAGTTTTGAACTTTTAGGGTACATAGATAGCATCAGGGATGGCAGGACAGGCATATCCAAGTTCAGGACGGGTATTGACCCGGATGTATTGAATAACGCTAAAGCTGGCCCAGCTAATGCCCAGATGGATGCGGCTAACGCTAGGTTGGAGTTGATGGTCCGTAACTTTGCTGAAACTGGCATTAAGGATATGTTCAACAAGGTGTACGGGTTGGTATTAAAGCATCAAGACAGAGAGGATGTTATTAAGCTCAGAAACAAGTGGGTTCCTGTTGACCCTACACAATGGAAGGGGAATGTTAACGTGTCGGTTAGTGTTGGGTTGGGTCATGGAAACAGGGATCAAGCCATACAACACATGTCCCTGTTGGCCCAGAACTATATAGCTATAAGGCAGGACCCTGAATTTAAACACATGGTCAGCCCGAAGAATGTATTTAATATGGTGGGTGAGGCACTTGGTAGTATGGGGTATAAGAACAAGGAGAAGTTTATAAGTAACCCTGATACCACTCCTCCACAGCCACCGCAACCAGACCCAATACTTGAAGCAGAAAAAATGAAGTCCCAAATTGAGATCAAGAAGGCCCAAATGAAGGCCCAGACTGATACCCAAAAAATGCAGTTGGACATGCAGAAATCACAGCTTTCAATGCAGATGGACAAGGAGCGTCAAGGATTAGAGATGACCCGTGTCCAAGCTGATTACGCAAGGGACGAGCAGAAGAACCAAGTTGAGGTTGCTAAGTTGCAAGCAGAACTCCAAGCAGAGCAGGAACAGAACCAACTTGAAGCGGCTAAAGCCCAGATTGAGATTGAGAAGATCAAGTTTGAGAAAGAGAAGCTCATGGCTGAAATGCAAATGGAAGCCGCAGAACACCAACTTAAGATTGAGGAGTTGGAACTTGAAAAGGAACAGGCAAGGAACGTCACTATCGGGACGGATTAGTCGTGAAATGACAGCCCTTCACCATGCAACACAGAAGGCTATTATTTTAGATAGACAGTTTAGGGCGAGGGTTATTCCTAATAAAACCCACTCAAGCGTAAAACCTAAATATAAGGTAATATATGAATGATGAAACATTAGGTAAGGAAATAAAACAGGGACGGAGTGCGGAGGATTTATTAAATGATCCTGTACTAACCGAAACAATCAATTACCTAAAGGACACATATCTTAAAGCGTGGGAACAAACCTCTGTTGAGAATTCCGTTGAGCGTGAGAAGATATGGATGATGTATAAGACGCTGGATACCGTTGTAGGGCATATCAATAGTTATGTCGATACGGGTAAGCTGGCGAAACAGCAACTAAAAGAAATGGGGGAACAAGGTGGATTATTCTAGGAACAAGAAGGGGTACCCGACTCCTGTAAATGCACACTACAAGGATAGTGGTAGTGGGCAATCGACACTCAAGCAGGGTAGCAAGGGTGAAAGCTCTGGCAACAAGGACCAATCACGGTCTATGTGTCAAGCGGGGCGTTCAGCGGGTGGGTCATCTAAAAGCCCAAACATGTACGCAAAATAAGTTAATTACCCCTAAAGGGGATTCTAAACAAGTCTAGTAATAGACTAAGGAGAAATTATGAGTGGTGGTGGACGATACAATCAGATGGTTGTTAGTGAGAGGTTCCAGCCTCGTAAACTAGCAGTAGAAACAATTACAGCGGATACAACTTTGACCGTTAATGATTCTGGTAAGATTATATTTGTTGGCAAGACTGGGATTGATATTACAATGCCATCTGCCCCAGAAGCAGGATTAAATTACACGTTTATTTTGAACGAGGACAATACTACGACTGCATGTACTGTAACTTGGCATGGATCAGGTGAATTTCTAGCAGGTAGTCTTTCTACTGCGGCTGACGGTACGGCACACAGTGGAATTTTTGATGGTTCAGCAGATGATGTTGTTTCATTTGCTACGACAGCTAAACAGGGTGATATGTTTACAACTATTTGTGATGGGACCACATGGTATATCTGGGGTCAATCTCAAGCGGCTGTTGCAATTACTTCAGAAACTAGCTGATTTTAACCATTGATTTTGAGTGGAGTTTGAGGAGAGGCCTCAAAGCCTTTTTTTTAATAACTTTTTGATCAATCTTTTTTACGATAACCCCGATTTTGGGGCGTGTCAAGTAAAATCGTACATTTTGGAGAAAAAAGATGACTGAGACTAATCCCCAAGGGGAAGTCGGCAGTGGTGATGTAGCCGTTGTTGATACCCCGCAAGAAGAGTTCAACAGCAGTGCAGATGCGGCTGAAGCCATTGTTAAAAAAGGCATCTTGGAAGAGCCAGATGAGTATATACCCTCTCAGGACAGGGACCACGCAAAGGAACCGGAGGGGGAAGAGCAGGAATCACACGAAGAAGGACAGCCAGAGGATGAAACTTCCGATGATGAATTGGGGGAAGAATCCGATGAGTACGAAGTAGAGGTACCAACCTACACCCTGAATGTTAAGGGTAAGCAGGTACAGGTAGACCTTGAAGAACTTAAAAGTGGCTATCAAAAGGGTGCTGATTACACCCAAAAGACGCAGACGTTGGCTGAAGACAAGAGAGCGTTTGAGCAAGAGCGACAGGCGGTTCAGGTAGAACGCCAACAGTACACTCAGGCACTTAACCAGTTTCAGCAGTTAATGGGTGAGCAATACCAGCAGTATGAGGATATAGACTGGAACCAGTTGAAAGAGGATGACCCAATTGGATATATGACCCGTAAGGAAGAAATGCGGGATATAGAAACAAGACACCAAAGGGCCACCCAAGAACAACAGAGAATTGCAAGCCAAGCTCAACAACAACATGCGGTGCAACACCAAGAACTGCTTACTAGGGAGATGGAACTTTTAGGAGAACGATTACCGGATTGGAAGGTGCCTGAAAAACGTGAAAAGCTTAGTGAGGCATTAAAGCTTTACGCTGGATCAGTAGGGTATTCCAAGGAAGATTTAGATGCGGTGACGGACCATAGAAGCTTGTTGATACTAAATAAGGCACGGTTGTATGACAAGATTCAAAGTTCCAACCCAAAGAAAATCAAGAATGTTCCTAGAGTGGTTAAGGGTGGAAATAAAAACACGCCTAGTAGAGATAAGGCTACAGGTAAATTCAAATCAAAAATGAAGGTTGCACAATCAAGAGGTGGACGCACAGAAGATATAGCGTCAGCTATCTTTGAGTTGATGTAACCACATTTAAGTTTTTTAAGGAGTAATGAAATGTCAGTAAAGGCAAATACTTTTGGAGTACAGGGTAATCTTACTAATGTAACAGGGGCTATCGGTATTAAGGAAGACCTAACCGATGTGATTTATAATATCAGCCCAACAGAAACTCCATTCATGAGTAACATCGGGCGAACTAAAGCTACGACAACTACGCATGAATGGCAAACAGACAGCTTGGCTTCAGCGGCTAATAACAGTCAGCTTGAGGGTGAGGATTATGATTCTGCTGGCATTGATGCCAGTACAGCAACTACCCGGCTTAGTAACTCAACTCAGATCAGTGCTAAAACCCTGATTATCTCAGGAACGCATGAGTCTACCTTGAAAGCAGGGCGAAAGTCTGAAATTGCTTATCAGGTCGCTAAGAAGGGTAAAGAGCTAAAGCGTGATATTGAAACCGCATTGTGTCAGAACAATAATCAGGTTGTCGGCACCGGAACTACTGCAAGTCAGACCCGTGGTATGGAGCATTGGATTCAAACCAACGGTTCCCAAGGGACTTCCTACAGTTATTCTAGTGCCACAGCGGCCCTGACGGATGGGACACAGCGGGATTTGACTGAAGCGATGTTCAAGGAAGCCGTGCAGGAAGCATGGACCTCCGGTGGTGATCCTGAATGTGCTATTACAGGTGCTGTTAATAAGCAGAATGTATCCAGCCAGTTCAGTGGTATTGCTACTATTTATCGTGACCAAGCGAATGTTGGACCCGCATCTATCATCGGAGCATCTGATGTTTATGTTTCTGATTTTGGTGAATTGAAGATTGTACCTTCACGTTTTAGCCGTGATCGTACTATATCTATTATCCAGAAAGATATGTGGGCTGTAGCTTACTTAAGACCATTCAAGATTTGGGAACTTGCTAAGACGGGCGATGCTGAGAAGCGGTTGCTTTTGAGTGAGTACGCTCTTGAGTGTCGTAATGAGGGGGCAAGCTCTAAGGTTGCTGATCTCAATACATCTCTTCTATAATCTAATGGGGGTGGGGTGGCTTAATAGGTTGCCCCGCCCTGTTAGTTACCTTATTTATGCGGGGGGTAAAGAGTATGAAATTTTTGTGTAAATATAATTGGGTGATGTGGGGTTTTGTGGTATTAGCCACTGTGTATCACCATTTTATAGGGACGGGTAATGTCGGAAGTTAAAATCAGCGAAGATTGGGGGTTCAATCAGGTTAAGACAACGGGTTGGTTGGACACGGCATCAGGCAGTGTTGTTCTGGCAACAGAACAGGATTTGACTGAGATTGCCAACCGGAATAAGGCAGACCGGAAAGCCTCCGCAGTTAGTCGTAATAGTGGTAGTGGTCGTTTTGGTGATTTTGCCAAGGTAGCCACCATCCCCAATATTAAGGTTGATGAACTAATGAAAAAGGGTATTTGGCAGGATAGGAAGTTGTTTAAGAGGTGGCTGAATGACCCTGATAATAAATGTTGGCGTACCATTGAATGTAGGTTATAGATGGCTATTGACTCATACAGTAATTTAAAAACAGCAGTCTCAAACTGGCTTGACAGGTCTGACCTCACGGACAGGATACCTGAATTTATCAGTTTAGCAGAAGACAGGATAAATCGGCATCTAAGGATACGTTCACAGGAGCAACGCCAACAGATGTCTACAGTGGCGGGTCAAGAGTATTACGGTCTTCCGACTGATTACTTGCAGATGCGTCACATAGCAATAATGTCTACCCCCAACCGTGACCTTGAATATCTTACCCCAGAGAGGTTTGAGATAGAGATAGGCACCCGGTGGAGCGGGGGGACGGGTAGGCCCAGATTTTATACTATGGTTGGGGACGAGCTACGTCTTGGCCCGAAGCCGGGTGGTGTCTATACGGTTGAGATGTTGTTTTATAAAAAATTCCCACACCTTTCAGAGAGTAATAGTTCAAACAGGTTGTTAGAAGATAATGCCGACTTGTTGCTCTATGGTGCCTTGTTAGAGGCTAACCCATTTATAAAGGACCCAGAATCAGCCAAGATGTGGGGGTTGTATTTTAACCAATCCTTAGATGCGATAATGACTTCCGATGCCAAGGACAGGCACAGCGGGGGGGCATTAACCATCAGGGCTGATAGTGTGGGTATTTAATGGCTAGTGTAGAATGGACGAGAGTCACACAAGTAGAATATTGGGACAGTGTCGGGACCACTTGGACAACCGATGGAGATAATTGGAACAACAAGTGGACGGACTGGACCGTTGATCTTGGGATGTACTGGGCTGATTCAAGGCAGAACTGGAATGACATAATGACAACATGGGGTGATTAGGTAATAATCCTTAACCTTAAAGGCGTAATGAAATGGCTTTAGAGAGCGTAACACATTTAGATGATTTAGTGGCAACCAACCCGACTGCAACTGACCCAGTCAGTGAGGGTGATGACCATGTAAGAAATATAAAAACTGTGTTGTTGACAGACTTCCCTAATATCACGGGGGTAATGACAGCAACTCAGGCAGAGCTTAACGTAGCTACTGGTGTAACCGCTGGGACGGTGACTGCGTCTAAGGCACTTGTTGTTGATAGTGCCAGTAAGCTTGACATCATGAACGTTGACAATATTACTATTAACAGTAATGACATTAGTTCAACAGATACTAATGGTAATATAACAATCACCCCTAACGGGACAGGCAAGGTGAGTCTTGTTGGTGGCATTATGACCCCAGAGACAACCACCTCAAGTGGGGCTGGTGCGGTAGCTATTACTGGTGCTATCCATGAGATTACCACGGATTCAGCCGATGCTTTGACCTTGGCTGATGGTGCTGAAGGACAGCATCTTTATGTTGTATGTGTGGATCAATCCAGTGGGGATGCAACTCTTACCCCAACTAACTTTGCCCAAGGCACCACGATTACCTTTGCCGATGATGGCGATGCCTGTCATCTGTTGTTTACAGCAGGGGAATGGTATGTAGTAGGAAACCAAGGTTGTGCTATAGCATAGCTTTAAACGCCTTGGAGGGGGCCTAATACCCTCCCTTAATTTTACAACGGAGAT